AGGAGCACAAATGATTGATTTGGGTCTTACCAAAGACCAATTAATTTTTTATGCAACCAAATTGTTGGAAATTTTCAAATATGCACAAAAGCTTGACCTACATGTCAGTTGGGCTTGACAAGTGTTTCAACTCGTGTTATAGTGCAGAAGTATTAATCTTGATACAAATGTTGGATTAGAAAAATGTCTAAGAAGCTGCCCACGGGCACTGGTTTTGGTATTGGCGTATTGTTTTATGTTATTTTTGGGCGCCGTTGGTGGCTTGCGGTGTTGGTTCTCATCGCACTAGTGTACCTTATTTCTATTGCACCTTAAGGCAAAAATTGCGATGGTATTTGATTACCACTAACAAACGGCCCAGTGCCAGTAGCTGAATACAGTAGTTTTCTAGACGGGCCTTGGTCTTGGCCCAAAGATATGTGTATAAAGCTACCGCCTTGGAATAATATTGCCTGTGTAAAAGGTAAGCCACTATTATAAATCCATTTCCACATGGCAATATTACTATCATTATCGCCTAATGTTATTGCTGCCGCTGATGCAGTTGAAAAATTAGTATTGGTTCCATCATTAGCAATCTGAGCTAAATAGGCTGGATTTCTAAATGCACTGACTATACCAAAATTGAATTGAGATTTGATGGGATCCAAAACATTAACACATACATTTTGCCACCTGTTGGCCAAATCAATAACGCTCAAGCCTTGACTGGCTTCTAATTTAGCACCATGTGTTACTGCATCTATCAATCTAAAATGAGTACTCAGCAACGAATTATACTGTGTGTCTGTTATGGGATTACTAAAAGATCCCATGCTGGTTACAGGCACCAGAGGCTTGGGAGGATCATTTGGTTCGTGATATGCTGCTCCTCTGGGTCCAACCAAAGATGTTTGATGTTCTATGGCCATTTTAGCTCCGTCGGTAGTACTTTCATAATGGACCACGCCTTGCTGAGCAAATGTGTGTGATGCTATTTGTACAGCGACATTGGTTACAGGAGTTGGGGCGGCGGCGCCTGCTGCACTACTGGGACTAGCGGTAGCTGGTCCACTTATTACAATGTTTTGTGTATTCGCAAAGACATCTGGACTTAATGGCTCTGATATGGTTTGACTAGATAGGTTATTAATATTGGTAATGTTCTGCCCATTGGCATTTAACGGGCCGCCAAGACTGGGACTGGAATCTTCAACAACGCGATTTAATGCCATGCTCTACCTCCTACTTTCCTTGCCATATGTTACCCACTCTAATACCATCTGTTAACTGTTTAGTAATTACATTTGTGATATCTGATTTAAGTATTGACCCACGGCCTGTGGTATCAAATCCATGATTTGATTTGTATTGGTCGCTGCCTCGAGTCCATAGAATATAATTTTCTGGTTTACCAACTGCTGCTGGCCAAAGTACCACGCAGTATAGATCCGTTAATGAATGACACTTGCCTTGATAGTTACTAAAATATTTATAGACCCAATCCAATTGTGTTTCTGGTGTCATTGATGCAAGAGCTGATGTAGTGGTACCCAATGCAATTGCAGTTTTGGACATAAATTGAATTAATCCAGTGGCACTGCTCACGCCGCATTTGACTCTGGGACTAAAGGTTCCGGCGGACTCGAAATGCATAATAGCCATGAGCCAATCAGCACCACTATAAGTGGGCGCAGTAGCATCTGCCGGAGGCAATCCCAATTTATTGGCCATGTCCCAAACCTTGCCTCTAAAGGTAGCTCCACCATTGGCATAATTGTTGACTTTGGCGCCCCATGCTAGATGAGGTCCTGTAATAATTGCTAATGGCGCTAAATTTTTTGGTGCGCTGACCGCGACGGATGCGCCTCGACCAGTTACTGGAGTATAGGTCGCAGTTCCAGCATGCAAGTGTTCTACATATGGTTCATGTGTGGGCATACGAGTCACAATGGTTGATCTAGTAGTTGTGGTTTGACTTACTGAATCAAAATTAACATCTTGCAATTGATTGTCTAGTGGTTCTTGAGCTTGAATGGCTTGTTTGGCGTTGGGTGCCAATGGACCATTATGTTGAATATGTGCAGCACTCATTAACATGTCTTGTCCTGCTCTTAATCCAAATCCGCCCACTGCTTGGTCGGCGATGCTGCCTCCACTGAGTCTTTGATAGTTACCGACCGATGTTTCAAAAGTATTACTACCACTAAGCCTGTGTGCTTCATTAATTGCAGTTTGATAGATATTGTTGTGTGCTACAACGTGCACATCTTGAGCAGCATCGATCTTTATTTGACCAGTATCATCACTTATACCGGTATCTACTAATTTAATAGATGCTCCCACTCCCTCAACCAAGAAGATTGGTCCATTATATTGAGTGCTCATATCTTGCTTGAATTGAATGTATTGCCCGTTGAATAATGCCACCGTACCACTAAAAGTACCTGCTGTACTACTGGTACTTGTGGCATTGCTACTGGCTGCTGGATTAATACTACCTGGTACTACTGGACTTCTTGTGATTGAATTTACCACATCTTGATAATTTTTTGGAAACACTTGAGTGGAATCCAATGGTATGTTGGGATTCTTAAACATGTCCACAACAATGTCTTGGTTCTGTGTGGCTATTTGTTGAATAAATCCTGCCGCTAGTCTATTGTTGCTGGGCAATACCCATATGACTTGAGAATCTTTACTGATATAGCTTCTTAGTGTTTGATAAGGAGTTGCTGTGGTAATTACAGTATAATCGTCGTTAGACCCTGCGCTTAAAATCACATACGGTGAGGTGATGGGAGCATGGGAGGATACATCTTTATTGATTGCCGTAATACCAATTCCAGCAGTTGCTAAAGATTTGCAACCATAGTTACTAGCGACGCCCGCAGCAATACCATCACCGACACTGATGGTATTGGTCGGTAGCATTTTAATGGTTGTGGTGTCTGCCGTGACATTACTATTAGATGGCTGAGTATTACCAGATGCATCCAAACTACTGGGATAATTCTGTTTGGGAACTATGGGTGGGATCACAGTATTGGTTGTGAGTTCCACATTACCAATTTGGTAATTGCCTTGATATGAATAGCTTTGCTTGCCTATGATGTTGTTGACTGCATCTGTGGGTTCTGTAAAGATAGTGGGATTATAATGTCTGTTTTCTCCTCTGGCTTTCATATAAATACTGCCGCCTGCATCAAAATACATGTTGCCATCGGCCTGCATGTTCAAGTCACCTTGGGTACGAATGTTGACATCATTCTGAGAATAGATATCGATGAAACCATCTGCGCTGAGTTCAACCCAATTCAACCCATCTCTGCTGTTCATATAGATGCTGCCCACAGTGTCGTTAATCACAAGTTGAGCGCCTTGTTGAGTTCTTATTCTTATGAAACTGTTGGATCCATTGTCATCAAATACCAATTGGCTACCACCTGGGGTGAGTATACCACTGACTTGGTTTACAGGATCAGAACGCCTTGCACCACTGCTGCTGATACCTCTGGTTTCGTCTTCTTGCAGTCCTTGCAATATTAATTGCTGAGCCAATGGAGAATATATTGGACGTTTGGCATTCACAGGATCCACAGTATCGTCTAATTTATTATATTCTGCTACCGGCAGTCCCACAGTGGTTTGATTGCCAGGCAATCCTGGAACCATGTGATTCATATATTGATTATATAGACATGCCCACCAAATGCCTCGTCCTGGGTCTCCATTGATAAACCCACAAACAACCTCATTGTCTATGTCTGGAGGTACAAACCACATGCCATAACTGTTCTGAGTATCTGTCCAAGAGGTACCGTTGGTGTTGTCATATAAATTTGTAGCTCCTCCAAAAGGAGGACAATAAGTAACTGTGAACCAACCACTGTCGTCTTCTTGTTTGGATCCAAACTCTGGTATCCAAACTTGTAAGCGACCTAACTTCTGTGCATCGTTTGCATTTTTCACGAACCCCACATATATGCCGTTTAGGTTGGTGTTACGCCCAATGGGTTGTAAACCAAATGCATCTGAAGAAACCACAGTTCTATTAAATGGTCCGCTCATCCGTTTTCTCCTCGTATTGCGGCTGCCTTTTGTTCTGGTGTATCATCAGCAAATGGATCTGTGGTTTGAGCACTTAATGATGGATCTACCAACTGACTGTACACATCTTTAAAAGCATTTATCTTCTGTGTAAACCGCCCATCCCTAAATTGGTGTTCCACTGTCATTGCTCTGTATAATCCATTGAACATGGTTCCCGTGCCTGTATTAAAATCCATTAATCCAGTGTCTTCATTTTGACTTGTGGGTATTCTAAAATTCAAAACAAACAATTCATCCCCTGAAATATATTGTGCATAATTAGCTGTATTTTTAGAAATGTCACCTGCGTACTGTGTAACAATGTGATCCATTTCTATGTTACCAACTCCCATCCAATAAGGGTCTCCTCGGACTTCTATATCGATTTGCAAGAAAGTGGTTCTATCCATGATGTTACCTAATACCGTGCCAAACAGTCCGCGTCCCTGTGGAAAAGAAAGATTGTTGTCCACAGTAGCCTGAATGTCTTTAGCACTATCACTGTTACGATCACTATTTTGTATCCATGGTTTTTTCTGAGGTATTGAAACTATTTGCCAAGAATTTTGTGGAGTTTTATCATCTTGATTAACTGTTAACAATTGTTGATCTTCAGCATATTGTATGCCTCGAGGATTTGTGCCGTTTTGTACTTGCTGAACATGTGATGACAGGTTAGATAGTATGTTTTGGTTTGCAGAGCTTAACCCCGACAAAGAGCTTTGAAGTTTTTCTGGATTGCTATTAAGTTGATCAAAATAGAAAACGCTTTGGGAATGTTCTTGAACCTGCACATTAGCTAATTGAGCATTATTGGCATCTACTGCTGCTTGATCTTTAGAAACTTGACCTTCTAGGATTTTAGTATCACCAGTGGTATTGGCTAAATTTGTTTGATCTTTGCTTAACGTATCTTCTAATTTCTTACTATTAACCCTCAAAGTATTACCTTGAGGACTATTGTATCCTTTGGCTTCGTTGAATGCAACTGAATCTGGGGCAGCTAATGGTCCGTGTGTCTTTTGAGAATAAGTATTTCGTCCATTGAATTGTTGTAAAGCCACAACCCAAACTCTGTCTATACTGATATCAAACCTCAAAACTTCCGTGTTCTTACCAGTATATTGATATTGATAAGCTTTGGAAATACGATTCATTTGTGTTAATGCAGAGACTTTATTTTTTTGAACACTCAAATTATTAAGTTTCTTAGCAATTCCTGGATCAATATCTGATTTGGTACTGGTATATGGTACTGTGGTATATGTATATTCTCTGACATACTCGCCAGTATATGCATCCCATCCAATGATCTTAGATGTGCTGTGTATTTGTAATGTTCGAATCAATCCATTATAATTTAAATTGGGGCCGCCACTGGAATTTGTTGTTTCAATATTTTTACCAGTTATCCAATCATTGGCTTTGGGACACAAACTTGCGGCTGCGATGATCATTGCGCCGATATCTGTTCCTCTGGATATTGTTATTTGTTTTCTAGTTCCAATTGCCTCGACATCAAATGATGAATTTCTCTGGGAATCTTTTAAAGGCGTGGGACCATTAAGTGGCCATGCTGCAATTTCTGGCGGACATACAAATTTATATTTGGCAATAGTGATATCATTATTAAGAGTGTCTCTGGTTTGACTGTTAAAACTGTCAGTAAGCTTTTCCAAGAACTCACCAAAAGTTCCAGCTTCTATTTTAATATTAGATACGCTGATTGAATTTTGATTGTTGTTGGCCCATTCATTGTCAATGACACCATTAATATTCCAAACAGTGCCAGATTCGTTGGCCTGTGCTGTGATTTCCATTATAAAAACTCTATATAAATGATAGAACAACTTTTCAGAAGATATGTTGCCATCCTCATCATATCCAGTAAACCAAACCTCAATGAAATATGGACATCGGTTTTGATTAATCACTCCCAACTTGTTTGCACCCGTGAGTATCTTATCTATTAACGCAATGCCATATGCTTCATTAACAGTCATTGACCACGTGGTAGCAGGCATGTTGATAGTTTGAAAATTTGGTCCACAGATGTTTGTAAATGTGAAATCTTTGATTGTGATTGCTGCGGTTACTCCGCTTTCAGCAATTACTATTTGTTGAATATTGTCATCTAACTGCACAGTGCCAGAAGTGTTATTGCCAACTAAGTTATAAGCATCATACTCATTAGTCATTGACCATCTGATATGATAGGAATATGATGCGTACACATTTAAAGGATTGTCTTGAACCTTCAACTTGGTAAAAAGATCATCCATTGAATTAGTCGAACTGTCAACTGAATTAATAGTCTGTGAAGTAGACGGTGCATCCAACGATGTGGTCAATGATTGCGGCAAGCTCAAATTAATATCGCTAAATTTGTTGCTAGCGATTGAATTTTGAATAAAAACTGTTCCAGAAGTATCTGGTAAAATTGCGTTCTTAGGTGGTATGGGTCCGATTATGGTCATTTATAAAAACCTTTTGATCGCTGATTTATCCGACACATATATTGTAATACCAGTTTTAAAATCCCAAATTGGGTCTTTAATAACGTCTGGGTTTCGCAATGCAAATACCCACCATAGCTTGGGAGTTTGATAATATTCCCAACTCAAAAGGTCTGGTCTGTATTGATATCTAGAGTCCAAAATTACTAGTTTGTCATTCACGGTCTGTGGTATGATTACTCCGGACCAAAAATCTAAATAGGTAACTTGGTTCTTATTGATTTGTGGTGTAGTTTGATATATGCTGTGATTATCATATGATACTGTCATGACCAGCGCCCATCCTTTAACAAGTCTCCAGTTCTGAATTTTTCCAAATCAAAAGATCGAATGCGTTGTGGAGTATTTTGCACAGTAAGACTTACACTGATATTAAACAAACTAGGTAACCATACATATCCAGAACTACTATTCATATTTGATTGTCCAGTCAACGCACTGGTAATAAAAGACAAATCTTGATTCAATGATGGCACTTGTAGTATGCTGCTGACTTGCGTGTTGCTTACATTGGCCATATCAATGGGGATATAGTCCACATCTGCTGGTAGGCTTACTGAAAAACTCTCTACTATCACAGGAAGTCTATTGAACATGTACTGTCCATAAGCACTAAACTCTAATACCGGAGGTGGGGTACCAGGGTTAATAGATTGGCCAAAATACATTTTGGTTACTACCCTTAGGAAATGTATACAAGCCAAGCAATATATACCGTCTTCTTGGTTTTGTACACTGAATTGTCCATCGACTCCAAATGTGGGCGCACTGTTACGCACGAAACTTTTAAATTCTTGAATACTGTGCACAGTGTCTGATGCACTATATGATAATGCCTGTGTCCAAGTAATAGTTGGTTGATAAGGCCAAACCATACCACTGGTATTAATTAATGGCTGTAGCAACCCAGTAGAACCATAAATCTGAGATGCTGCTTTGGGTTTTGCGCTCAGTCTAACTCGTCTTGGATCTGTGACACCAGAAACCCCTGCACTTCCGGATCCGCTTAGACTATCAACTGCAGAAGTATTTGTTACCGCCGTACTGGCTTTTGATGCTGTTACTACTACAGCATCTACGGTATTATCTGCGTCTCTGCCGTCCGGTGTATATGTTCCTGGTGTATATGCCATTTATTCTTTCTTAATAAATATCATTTTTATTTATCGCCTTAAATTAACCACTAATATAATTGAATTGATTTGACTTTTTAATTAAGTTGAAAGTAATTTTAAAGTTGACCCCAATAGAAGGACAATAATGACCGAACCTGTTAAGAAAGTAAAGTTTTTAACCAATAAAGATTTATTAGAAGAAATACACAAGAGTAAGACCAGCTATTGCGAATTCGTTGATAAAAAATATTCAAAATATGATTTTATTGTTAACGATTTAAGCAAAGCTACCATAGAAAGAATTGAACAGGCTCGACAGAAAAAAGTTACAGATACTATAAGTCAAATAAGAAAAGAACACAGTGCACGAGGAATTAAAAACTTCAAACCTGAAGTCAGTATTGATGAGTTCCCAGTAGACACCATAGTCATAAGACTAATGACATTTGATCACATTCCAATCAATGAAGAAAAAGTACACAAAGCCAAAACCGAAGGCGAGCGTCATATACGTTGCAACTTTCCACCATTTCAACATTACATTTTCAAAGATGGTGAATTTGTTCTAGTAGGTCAAAGCCATTACAAAGCAGGAGAATTTAGCCTGACGCATGGTAAGATGACCAATAAATTGGCATTGATGTTTATGATGATGGTAGAGCGCTATGGTCATCGAGGCAATTGGCGAGGTTATTGCGTGGATGAGGAAACTCAAGCGTTGACCAAAAGAGGGTGGTTAAACATTGATGAGATTAACGAAACAGATCAAGTTCTATCTCATCAAGAAGGGTCGATGAAATGGTCCAAGATTTTGAGCATTTATCGAGATGAAGAATACGACGGACTAATGCATCGAATGACATTACAAGGAATGGATGCGTTTGTGACACCAAACCATAAAATGCTTACAGACAGGGGGCTAATCCCAATAGAATTATTAAAAGAACAAGATCATGTCATATTGATGGGTGATAGAGTTCAAGACGATCATATTGCAAAACATCCTGATTCTTTAGTTGAGCTTGCTGGATGGATAGTAACTGA